GGCGCTGTTACTGCATCGGCTTGTATTGCGCCTGTATCTACTAACCCTGAAAGGTCAGCACTTATAGTGTCGCTAGTTATATCTATTCCTGTGCCAGCTGTAAGGGTGTCCTGCTTGCTATCTATTTGCGTTTGTATTGCAGAAGTAACGCCATCTAAATATCCCAGCTCTGTATCTGTTACAGCACTTACAGCCACCTTCCCAGAAGCGTTAGAAATAACCGCTCTATTAGCAGTCAAGTCGCTGCTTGTAATTGTAGTTGCTGCACCTGTAATAGTTGCTTCTTTTGCGTTTATAAGCCCTGTAATTGTAGTATAAAAATCAGGGTCATCGTTTAGTGCAGCTGCTATTTCATTTAGTGTATCTAGGGCATCTGGTGCGCTGTCTAATACATTTTGCACTTGGGTATTTACATAAGATTCCGAAGCAATCTTTTTAAACCCTGTGTCATAGTATTCTAATTTGCCTAGTGTTGAATTGTAGCGTATTAACCCTGCACTACCTGTTGGGCGGTTTGCTGTTGTACCTACTGGAAGCGCTACACCATCATTTTTTGATGATACATCTAGCGAGTAAGATGCGCCTGCACCAATACCCACCACACCATCTGTGTCTATATATAGCCCAAAGTCGTTTCCATCGCCATCTGATAACTGCTTGGCGCTTGATGTCAGCGTTGTACCCATGTTAAACTTTTTACAAATTTACTAATTTTTAAGCATCCCAAGTTTCGTCTAAATCTTCAAACTTTTTATTCTTGTTTTGCCAAATGAGGTTTTTAATTTTTTTAAGAATTATTTTGCGAAACCTCCCCGCCTTTTGCCTTACTGTTCTTACTGCGCCTATCATTATGGAACGTGGCGCAGATAACAAATTATATGCCCCTTTGTTAGTGTGATATCAGTAAAGTTGCCATATATAATTTGACCATCTAAAAGGTCATAACCAGTAAGAGTTGTATCACCAGCTGGGGTGTCGTTTGTAGCATCAAACGTTGCTGAAGTAATACATTCAATCATACAAAAATACTCCCCACTTACTGTTGTTAAATTAACATCACCCTTTATAAGCGTTCGCATACCAAAGTCGCCAAAACTCATTCTTTGAAAGTTATTAGTTGAATATAAATCCTTTGTCGCCATTTTTTACTTTTTAAAATTTACTCCAATCTTATCTGCTGTTCTAGCGCCAAAATAACCGCATAAAACCCACGTTAGCAGGTCGCTGGTATTGTCGGTATCCAAACCATAGAACCACCCTGTAACATAGCTTAAAACTAATACAGCAAGCGTTAAAGGTCTAACGTTACGTGCTAGCCAACTTTGGCTTCTGCTATCTGCGACCCAGCGCCTAGTAATCCCATCTATTTCGGCTCTTTCAATTCGCAGCTTTTCAAGTGCTACTGCCTTGTCGGCTTCGCTCATTTCAGAACCACCTATAATAGCTTCAATCACATTTCCTACTGGCGTATCTTCAGCAATTTTGCCAACCACTTGTGGTATCTTTTGCAAAAGAAATTTACCAACAGCAGTATCTTTAAAGCGTTTTTTACTTTCACTCATTTTATGTATTTCTTATAGGCGTCTACTACCAGCCATTCAATTAACCTAAATATTATGTACCCTACTATTAATTCTTGCATAACGTATTACCTACAGTTCCTGTGTTAGTATGTCCAGACAACGCCCCCCGCTTTTGTTTTATCGTCATCGACATGGATAAACGAGTCTGCGATTCCAATGCGGTGGAATTTTTGCGCAAATAAGGCTTTAAGTACTTTGTATCTTGTAACGGAGTCCGTAGCCGAAATATCGGCTGCACACGCTCCCCCTTCGGTTGTTGATAGGTGGCTGGAGTTTTCTTTTCCGCCGACTTTTTCGTTATGCTCTGGTGAACGTACACCCGAATTAATAACAAAAGGCACACCAGCGCTATGACGTGCAGCGTTGAGTTTTTTAAGAAATTCATAATTCATAAATTCAGAGGCAGGCGCCTCACCACTTGGGCAGTCAAATTCCTCTATTTCAAAATATTTAAGTTGTGACATATCCTATAATTATTGATAATACTGTAAGGCTTGAAACAGCTATAATGCCAATAAGGAAAAAGTCCCATGCTTCACCACTTGCTATTCTAGCTTCAAACCAATCTTTTATTTTGTGTAAATACTTCATATTATTTTTTTAGGTATTCTAAATCTTTCATAAAAGCCTTCATCTCAAGCTCCATAGCTCGCATCTCTTTCTCTAATTCTCTTTGTGCTGGCCAAGTATATTTTTGCTCGTTTTCTTTTAACTTTTTTGTAGCAGCTTCTAGTGCATCTATCTTTGCATTAAGAGTATAGTAACTCCCAATAATAGATGCAAACATTGCTGCAATAGTTAATATTTGTGGAAGCGAAATACTGAAGTCCGCCTTACCATCGTTGTTTATGTCAATCTTTGCCATAGGTTAAATTTTTTCGATTCGGTTTGCTATATCTATTATTGCTCTAAAATATGTTTCGCCATTTTCAAACTCTGGCGGGAAGTACTTCATGCGGTCTAAAGTGGTTGTGTAAACATTAAAACCCTGTGCGCTTAAATCTATATTAGTGCGCGTGCGAACAATACTTAAAATGCCATCTACTGTTTGGTTTAATTCGTATTCGCCTCCATTGTCACCTAAGTAGCTAAATACAGGCTCAAACCTTGTTATGCACTCAGTTGTATGGCTAGTAGCGTTTTCATCAATTTCTTCCTCTAAGTAGCTGTAAATTTTTATAAAAGGAGCATTTACACTTGTAGGCACATGGTTGTAAATTGGTATTGTTACACCATTCACAGTTATATTACCTGTTATCGCATCAATGTACGCCTTGCGTATGTGGTGAAAAGCCTCGTTCATTTTTTTACAGTTTTTCTGTTTAGCTGTCTTAGCATAACCATTGCACGCTTAAAGTTTCTTCTAATGTTAGGGTAAAAGTAAGGTTTCGGTGAACGAAACACACTTCCAAATTCCTGCACAGGTGCGTAATCAAAATTATCTTCACCCAGCGCAATAGACTCAACAACGCCACTTAACTTTCCTAGCTTTTGCCCTTTTATACTTTTTCTAAGGTTGCCAGTATCAACAGGCGCATCTCTTTTAATATCGTTCTTAGCGCTTAGTAAAAACCAATTTAAAGCCTTCTCCGCGTCTTTCTCGCTTCCCACCTTAATCTGCCTTAGCTTTGCATTTAAAGCCCTTAAATCCTTTTTATTTACGTTTATCATACTAGCTTGGTTGCTTCAATCTTAACAAACTTGTTTCTAAAGTTTTCAAAGATGCCTGTTATGCGGTAATCCCCCGCCTCATTTTCTAGCTTTAAAATAGTGTCCTCAGTTATACTGTTTTCGCTTACAGTCTTATCACGCATTACAAGTTCTATATTTAAATAGCGCCCTCTTCTATAAGACTCGTTATCAACATCGCCTTTTACCTCGCGTACATAAGCCCATACAGTTGCAGTAGTAGCTACAGTTGCTGTAAAGCCCCCATAGCCATCTGCGGTTTTAGTTTGCCCTTTTATTTGGACTCTTGTATTTAGTTTTCCTGCATCCATTAAATAAATGCGTTTTTATAAGGCGCTAAAATATGCTTTACGGTTGTTGGTACTTCTACTGAAGATACCCCCTGCATAACTACAAAGTCCGCACGATTATCGTAATAAGTGGATACTAGCTGTAGTATCGCCTGCTGCAATAACCCATCATCTAAGCCGATTGTGTTGTAGGTAACTTTAATATCCTTTGCAGCTAGTTTTTTAAGGGCTACAATGTTTTTGTCTACCCCATAAGTATCGTACTCAGCTGTTGAGCCTTCTACTGTGACTGTGCTAATAGTTGCCACAGGGTTGAAAGGTAACTCAAAGCGGTCATCTGCATACTCTAGGTAATAAACCCGTGTTTTAGCTACAATATCTTTGCCTATATAGTTTTCGCACCATATACGCGCCTGCTCAATCATTGTCCCCAGAAGGGTGTCGTCTGCGCTGGTGTCGATTCTTATATAAGCCTTTGCATCGGCAGCTGTTACAATTTCGCTCCCCGTTGTGGCAGTTATTTTTAGTTCGGGCATTACTTAGCTTTTTTAGTAGTTCTACGCTTTGGGGTTTTCGATTCTTTAGTTTCTTTTTTTGCTTTTTCTTCTTTGTATTCGATTCCAATACTTTTGTTTAAATAGTGGTTTGCTGTTTTTGTGTCAAGTTCTACAATGTCGCCCTCTCTTCTCCATCCAGCTGAAGAATAAACATCTTTTACAATTAAAATTTTCATGTTACGATATTTTATACAAAGATAAAAAAAACGGCTAAGTGTTATCCTAGCCGCTTAACGTACAAACAAAAACAATTATGTTTATGAAAAACTAATCGAAAACAAAGTTATTAAATTTTTTTGAATGCTTGCCCACCTTTGATAGCCTTATTGTTTGTACATCTCCAGTATTTTTAAAAATAAAGAAACCATCAAACAAATAAACATACACAGCAAAGTAATCCACGTTTGCTTTCGTGTAAGTCTGCTTATTGTTCGCAATCCTAGTTTGTACGCTATTTCTATGTATCCCATCTGGTTTTTTTGAAGTTGATTTAATTTGCACCTTTACAAGTTTAGTGCCTGTGTCCACTATGCAATCATAAATTGAACTATCTAAAAGGGGCATGGACACCTCGTAACCCCTCTTTAAGCATTCCACGCAAAATAGGTATTCTGCAAGACAGCCCTGTTTATTGTTGTCCAAATATAGTTCAAATTGGTTTGTATAAAGTTATAAAAAAACCCTTTACCTGAGCAAAGGGCTTTTCACCAAATGAAAACTAAACAATTAGGGGCGTGCTTTAATTTTTTGTATTCGCTTTTCAATCTCATGGCATTTTTTCGCCAAGTATAAATAATCCTCTGGAAGCATTTTACTGTATATTGGCTTCACTACTTCTAGGTATAAATTATCTTCCATCGCTTAGAAAGTATTTAAGGTAAAACCAAGTCCAAAACAGCGCAGCAGCAACCCAAAACCAAAAGTACTGTGCCGCTGTAAATAGTACTGTAAGCCCAACAAATAGCGCCAACCAAAACGCAGCTACCTCTTTCAAAAAGCGCTTTATATTTTTCTTGTTTTGTGCCTCACTAATTTTCTTTACAAAATAAAACTTACTCATTGTTTCTACTTTAAATATTCTACTGCGTCATCTACTAAAGAGTCTTCAATGCTATCATGCACAAACTGCCAGTAAAATGACATTGGTATTTCCTCGCCATTTACATAGGCGGCTGTCGGCTCTACTTCATTGTAATCAATGTAGTAAGTGTAATCTACATGGAGGGTGTGCCCTTGCGTGCTATCCTCATATGTGTTTCTAATCTTATTGTATTGCATTGCTTTTGTTTTTAGAAGGGGGCTTGCGCCTTGTTTGTTTTATAATTCTTTGTGTCTACACCTAAAGAAATCAACTTTTTTTCTATTGTTTTAGGAGTCTTTGCCACCATAATACAAGCGGAATTAAAAAATATTGCCCAACCTCCTCCGATGGCTTTTTGTATGTGTCCAAAGCCTTCTAAAGCTTCAAATTCAATGATTTGATGTTGTCCTAATTTGTTTAATAATTGTCTCATAATTTCTAATTGTTGTTTTTGTTTTAATTATACACCAAAGATAAAAAGAATATTTTAACTACCAAACTTTTTTTTAAGTTTTTTTTAATGGGTATAAAAAAAGGGGAGTAAATACACCCCCCTTTAATTACCATAAACCTCCTAAAATTATGGAGTCTCTAAAGCTGCTTTAGCTGTGCTAAACGTACCTTGTACAATCGCCTTCGGCTCGTAATTAGTAAGGGCTACCCTTTCAGTTGCTCTGACAGTTACGAAACCATCACGGAAGTTGGTGGAATCTTCGCGGCTAAATTCAACAGCTAGGTTCTGGCGAATCCAAAGCTGAGTTGCGCGGTTAGAATCCATCATAAGGAACTTACCAGCTGTTACTGCTGTGTTAGTTACGATTGGCACACCTGCAACAGATGGCTGTAACCCTTGATAAATTTGGTTTTTCAAGTACTCATTAGCAGTAGATTTAAGCAATACAATTTTGTGTAAATCCGTTGGGTTTAACAAGATGATATTTGCTTTGTAATTTGCTAATTGTAGTTGGTTTAAACCAGCAATCAAACAGTCATACTCATTAGCTGACTCTACAGCATCTGCGAAACCACCTTCAGCAAAAGCAGTACCATCAGTAAATAACCCATCTAGGTTAGGTGTAGTACCATCTCCATTTAAGATTTCGTTGTCCTCAGCAGCTAAAATACGTTGTGGAACGCGAGCAGAAAGGAAAGAAGTTAAAGCAGGGATGTCATTAATCATCTCCTCAGTAATTCTCATGTAAGTTCCAATCTTCTCTAGTTTCACAGTACTTTCTACTAGGTCGATATCAGACTGTGCTAAAGTGCTACCTTCAGATACAGCGGCTGCTCCATCTTCTGGGTTAGCTTCTTTTACATAGCTAATAGTCTGTGCATCAGTTGAGCCTTGAGGAATTAAAGAACGAATGTGGTCAGCACGCAATGCATCAGCTTTGATACCTGCGATTCTTTGAATCTCTGCAACATCTCCAGTAGTGTTACCTGAAATGTTCATATCGCCAGCTGCTTTGATTTCGAATTTAGCAGCGTTGTAATTCCCTTCGGTTAAACCTTTAAGCACGCCTTCGTTGATAGCTTCTGTAAGTGAAGATTTGAAGTTTGCTTTTTTAGCGCCTTCAAAAGATTTCTTCATGTTTACTTCGCTAGCATCGATGCGGTCGTTAATCTCAACAAACTTGTTTGTTAAGTTTTCAATCTCGCTTTTAAGTGAAGTTTCAAACTCCCCTTTAGCGTTGGTCATAGCTTGATT